CTGTCTGGGTCCTGCCAAACATCCCATTTGCCATCCAACACAGTCCAGTAGTTTTCAGGCAGGATGTTCCTGTCCCGAAAATCCTCATACCAAATAAGCGCCGAGTCGGGTTTTCTTCGCAGCACTTCAAAGGTCAGTTTAAACCCTCTATCCGGCTCAACCATCACACCATTTACATCCTTGAACTGCCGGGGAGAAAGCATAAAGCTGGCTTCACCGGCAAAGGGATGCTCCGAAAATCCACTGCAAACCCTAAAACCGTAAAACTGGACTCCTGGCACACCTCCGCTTATGCTGACAGCATGCGTTCCTTCTTGGAGAAATACACCCTTCGCAAGTGTCAACCAGCAAATTCTTCTCCAGTATGGCCACCACAGACGGTTTTCGCTGAATGTCTTTGAGTCACCGTCGAGGGTAATTACAATTGCATTTTTGTCCCAGTAGGGAAAGCAAAGCCGTACTGCGACATCGTAATATCCTGCTTCTGTTATCTCGAACCGGTACTCTGCCGAAGCCTGGTCATCTCCCAGCGAGGCCATCTCATCAGTAACAATGACATTTCCTTCGTATTCATCCGGAACTCCGTTTCTGTCAATATAGATGGTTCCGAACTCCGCTTTCTGCTCCTTGCCATAGCTTGTCAAATATCTCCGCCTGTTATAAACCCCTTTTAGCAGCGGATATTCCCAAGATATGGCATCCCATCCTTCCATATAGTCATATACATGGGGAAGTGCCCAAGGTACTTTGTTGTAGTCATCCCAGTAAGCCACAATTGGAATAAACGGCTGGGGTGGCGCATCACCTGTGAAATTGTAAACCCCAGTCATCCAGTATTTAGCCGCATAGTAGGTATTAGACACTCCACGATAGGTTACTCCAAGGTTTTCAGGTGTATCATGAATCCTCCAGTTCCAACCATAGGCAGGCAGACCCATGAATATCTTGTCCGGTGACATGACAGAAACAGCATAATCATATATGCCCTCAAGCCAGTCACGAGGAGATACCGGGCCGGGAGCAGAGCCTGCCCATGCCATGCCGTAACTCATGATGGCGGCAGTATCGCAATAGTCGTTAAGATCGGCATACACACACCAGTTTTCGCCTCCCACCGAGCCTTGAACACCGGTCATGCCCGGCAGGCAGATGTTGACAAGCTTTGTTGCATCATAAGACTTAACTGTATTGTATATATCCCTAAACAGGGCATTCGCCGCATCCTTGTTTTCATAACCGCCGCCGCGTTCCAGGTCAATATCTACCCCAGCGCACCATGGGTACTTGTTCATGATCCGGATGATTTCAGTAAGAAACTTATCCTTTGCACCGTTTTCGTTGTTGCGAAGTGCAGTAAAGATATTGGCTATTCCATGATTCATAATAGTGAGCAGCCACTTAATATGCGGCCATTTCTGAATATACGGAAGCATGCTGCTGATGCTGGTACCGGTTTCAGTGATTGTGCCTGTTGCGTCAACCTCAAAAGTAAAAATGCCTACCGTATCAAAGCGGTCACCATAGTCTCTAAGCGCTTCATACATTCGGGCATTACCCATAAAACTCCACACCATGCACCGCTTGCCTTTTAAGAAATCCCTCACAACCGGTCACCGCCTTCCTGCATCTCCTGAAATTCAAAGAGCACCCGCGCTGATTTCCTCTCTTCCAGCTTCACCATATGTTTGCTGTCCCATGCCGCAGAGTATTGATAAAACCCATCCTTACGAGTGGGACTTCCGTTTTTAAGGCATTGGCGAGTAGAAGCCTTAAGCGCCAGTTCATCGCCTGCGTTAACCGGATCAAGAAACATCACCTTATGCGCACCCATACCTTGGGATAGTTCAATACTCCCTGCGGCCATATCCTGTATAGGATAGATATAGCAGTCAAGCCCTGCAGATGTTTTGCCCAGGTTGAATAAAATGACGGTTTCCGCCGTCCGCACCACGCCGTTGTAATGGCGTGGCGGAACTGGCTCCCCGTTTTCCCGGAATTTCGCCAGCATGTTGTTTATGTGGACGGTATAGCCTGTCAACAGATCTCCATCCTGAAGCTGCAGGTCGGTGAAATATATAGTTCCGGTGCAATCTGTGATCATCAGACGAACTGTGATACTGACCACGCGCATTTCTTTCTTGATTATTAACGTTTCTACGAACCTGATAAAGCTGTTTTTTGCCATCGTCAACACTCCAGATAAAATAAAAAAGACCGCCGATGCGATCTTTCAAATTCTATATGATATGTGTCAATTAGGTTTATTCATCATTATCATTTTGATCGCTAATTTTCTTTATTGCAGCTACAACTAACGAAATAAATAGGCCGACAGCCGACACAATAAAAAGTATTAACGCAGAGTTATCATTTATAACTTCAACACTTTGGGAAGAAGGTTCGAAAAATAGGTTAACCGCTGATATGGCAAGAACGATAGAAAAAGCTATTGCAATAATTAATTTTACTATAGTTTTTCTGTTCTGCGCTTTAGGCGGCAGATACGCGTTTGCCGCGATTGTTCTCACAAGATATATTCCCATGCAAACCGTAATTATTACCATAACATTGACGGGATAATTTAACCAACGTATACCTGCTCCATAAAGCCCCGAATCAATTAAAAGCGCATAGAACATCAACATAAACATTTGATTCCCTATGTTGTTCCGTTTTTCTTTTTGCATTTCATCTAAACCATTTTTATTATTCCTCATTATCATCATCCTCCCAAAAAAGTTGATCGAGTGTTTTCCCAAGAACCTTACAGATAGCGATACATAAATTTATCGAAGGGTTATAATCGCCTTTTTCTATGGCGTTTATTGTCTGGCGGGCAACCCCGACAGCATCCGCAAGGTCTTTTTGTGTCATGTCTTTTGCAGCCCGTGCGGATTTTATCCGTAGGTTTTTGCCCATCCTAACCACCTCCTGCGATAATAGTATCATATAAAAGCCTTAATGTCAAATATATATTACAATTTTATTTGTTTATAAGACATCATTTTGTTGCTGCTTACCCATCCATCGTCCACTGAATCTCGCACACATGCCCGACCCAGCCGGTGGCCACCGAGCCGCCCTGCAATAATAAGTCGGTAAAATACACCGTACCGGTGCAGTCGGTGACGCACAGCCTGATGGTGATAGACTTAACTCTGCTGATGCTTTTCGGAGAAAAACTGTGTACAATCTGATTGAAATATGCCATATCCACCACCCTCAAATCAGGTCTATAAACCTTGTTTCCGTCGTGCCGTCCTCATATTCAATGGCCACTTCAATGCCCACCTGGCCGTTTTCGCCCTTTTCGAGGTTTTCAGATGCGATCTGCGCCGAAAAGGTGTAGCTTTTGCGCGTCGCCGGGTATACGGTCTGCGACAGGCTCTTTGTCATGCCGGGCACGCCGACAGCCTTGAAGGAAGCCGTCCCCGAAACGCCGTTCCCGGCATCCACCTCAAAGCCGGAATTGACCCAATAAGCAAAGCCGTCGTCCGCCCGGGAATTGCGCAGATGGTTGAAGGGCACCATGTCCTTGATCTCTTGACGGTTTAGCAGTTCAGCAGAGGACAGCGCATCTGCCGCTTTGTCCCACTGTGCTGAAGAATCGCCAAGTTCCCGCAGTTTAGTAGAAAGCTCGATCACTGTTTTCCAAGGTTCCTGCAAGTTGTACTGCCTTCGCACGACGCGTGTCTTTACCAGAAGGCCTAGTTCTTTATCGTCTACCGTTACAATATCACCCAGTTTCCATGCTTCATGCTCATAACCGGTCAGTGCAGATAGATCCATTGCCGACAGCACATATGAAACGCGAGGCTTCGAGTATTCTGCAAGCCGCATTTTTGCATATTCCAACATCTGATACGGATTCGTAAACGACGAACAGTCAAGCGTCGACACCCTTACTTCACTGGAAAAACTGTAATCTTCCACATATTCCTTGCCTCCGTTAATTGAAGCAAAGGTCATTCCGTCCTTCCCATAAGCATATAGCCTTGTCACTAATTCGCGTGTATCGACTACCCGCTGAATGCTTTTCAGGTTCTTTTTATATGAAAAAAGCGCTCCGCTGTCGGTACCGCTGAAAGTCAAAAGGTGTACCTGACGATTGGCGCTGTCAAACACAAGGTCGCCGCCATAGATGTTCTGTACGGCTCGAAGGATGGATAAGGTGTTTTTTTCTGTACACTGCCATGTCCGTTTCGTAGTGACAGCAACATTTCCTACTGTCCAGCCTGTACCAAGGAGTGCATATTTCATTGGAACATCTGCAGTATCCGCATTGAAGTCCATAGGTTCTTTTTCCGCACTGAAAGACAGATCGTAAAACACCGCTTCAGCATATACTTGCGTAATAACTCGCCCATCTTCGCTTTTATTGTCCGTCAAGGTACGGATCCGGTAAATGTCATTTACGATCTGCACCTGCTTTTCATTTTCCAGCGCGTTTCTTTTTGGATCATGGAACGGAAGCTTGAATTCCAGCGTATCCGCACCGTTTACCTCGCCGGTAACAATAATATCAAAGGCATTTTCAAGAACAGCTTCCCATGCTCCGTTTTTATCCAAAACCACAGGGCGGGCAAAGCCTAACTTCTCATAGGGCGCTTTCGGTATATCATGAAGCTGTATTTCCAGCAGTTTTGGCGTCTTCAATGGATCGCTGCTGGTTAGGGTAACCCGAAACCTGATATATTGCCGATTTGGCGATTGAAGTTCACCGCTGGTTCCCACAGCCTGCCATGCAGACCATTCTTCAAGATCATTGCTTGTGCTCGTCTCTACTAAAGACACTGTCGTAACACCTGCAGTGTATTCACTTGTGACAGCTACACGACCGCTGCCTGATAAAGCACATGGAACTGCCTTTGTATAAAGTACGCCACTTGCAGGATACTCGCCATCTGTTGCTTTAAGGGTGACTGTACCAGGCTCTGTCAAAGCATCTACGTCCGAAGCTGCATCCCCACCGTTTGCATGTAAAGACGACTTAAAATACAACAGCAAATCGTCTACTGTAAGCTGTGAGTCCGTTTCCAGAAACCAGTCATCAAAGCCTCCGGCATAGTAGTAGGTATTTGCATGCATCCCCATAATAATGTTTGCAGTACACTCCCGGTTCAGTTCTCCGGAAAAGGAACGCACAGGTGACACCCAGGTTGCCCCGTCGCTGCGATCGCATATGATGTTCTGTACCTTTTTGTTGTTTACTTCAATGATGGAAGCGATAAAATACCAGCCGCCATTTTTCATGGTAATGGAAGCCGTTTCGCTCTGGTCATAGATAAGGCTACCGGAGGAGTTGTACAGCATCAGCCTGAGCCTTCCCTGATATAGAGATACATAAAAAATTGGCTGGCCGGGTCCTTGGCGGGTATTGAATATGGGTATATACGTCTGCCCGACCGAATAGGTGGTAGGATTAATCCAACCGCCTACAACAATCTTTTCACCCAGATTGCTGAAAAAGCTTCCGTCATTTTCTGCTATTAGATGGGTCTTTTCAGAAGTCGGGTTAACGATGTTTTGCCTGAAGTATCGTCCGAATCTTCCTGCAACAAGGTTTGCTGATGTTCCTGACCAGCCGGAGATGGTAAAATGTCTGCCATGCCCCGATGAGTCCATAAGCTGCAGATTTTCGTCTGGCGTTCTTTCGTTAAATCGCCATAAAGCAGACGTCCTCGAAGTTACAGGAAACTCTCCGGTAAAATCCTCCTGATTCGTCAGGATTGATTTTATCGCCATACTATCACCTCCATCTGCTTTTCGCTTGTATTTTTAATTCTGTAAAGGCCGCGTTTGCTGCAGCAATCTCAATATTATTAACACCTTTTCTGAGAATCGGGAAATTCAGCTCCTGCAGACTGGGAAGGCCATTTCTCAAGGTGCCGCCTGTTTCATCAATAACCTTGGCCGTTACCATGCCGGAGTCGATAACAAGAGTCTCGCCTTCAGATAATGAGCCGACAATCCGCAATTCCTCTCCGTTTGTAATGAGCGAAATATAGCTTGATGAGGACGTTGAGATCAAACCCTTCAAGAGATAAACCGGATTGGAATCTGCATTTCCTTTAACCCTCTCCACCTCATGTCCTCCTGTTTCAGAGAGGCTAAAAACTTCATCCTCCAGAGCGTAAGCATACGGGTCGGGGCAAACAAACCGAAGTTCAAAGCTGCCTGCTGTCCGCAGTAGCCGCTCGCAGTCAACTGTTTCCGATAAGCGAGCCATGAAATAGCGGTCAGGCACATCATCGAGAACAAGTTGTTTAAGCCCGTTTTCCGGATTCAACCATTCTGCAACGTTATCCAGAACTGATACCAGTTCAGCAAAACTGCGCTGGGGAAGCACACTACAGCTAATTATTATATTTCGTTCGGATATGTCGCACCCAAAATCCGCAATACCCGCTTTACCCGGCACAGTTTCGAAGGAATTGCGCAGGGCAGGGGAGACCTGCCATTTGGTAAGTCTTGCCCGTATTTTCATACTTTGCGACGATATTCCATTGTAGATAAATCCCATATGCTTCCCTCCATTACGCTGTTATAAAACGTCCCTGCGCCCTTGAACCAGTCTGCATCAGGTTATATAACTCCTGTGAAATCCTGCGGATATCTTCTTCGCCGCGAACTATCATCTGCTGCACCACAACAAGCGGCCCGGAAGCTAAACCGCTAAATCCGCCAGGTCCGTTTACATTAATGTCAGGGGAGACATTAAAGTCCGTCGGCACTGCATTTTGCATATCGTCGGCCACTCTGGCCATAGCCTTGTCGAATCCCTCGCCAATACCCAGTGCCATATTGCCGCCAATGCCTTCAAAAACAGTTGACGGAGATCTGATTCCGAGGAAATTCTTCACTCCATCAACAATACCGGAAAAGAAACCAGAAACCTTATCCTTAATCCAGCTTCCAAGGCTCTTAATACCTTCCCAGATGCCTTTGACAATGTTCTTACCGATCTCAACCACCGAAACAACCGCCTTGCCCAAACCTTCTATAATAGCCGCAACAATCTGAGGTAAAGACTTTACTAGTTCTGGAATAGCTTTTACAAGCCCAACAGCAAGCTGTACGATAAGCGTAATTCCTAATTCTATGATCTTCGGCATATTGTTCGTCACAAAGTCAATGATTGTTGTAATTATCCTCGGCAGTGCCTCAATGAGTTCTGGCAATGCGTTTAAAAGCCCCTGCGCCAGTCCCTGAATCAACGTGAAAGCAGCTTCAAGGATTTTGTCCATATTATCCAGCAGCCCTTGCACAATGGTGATCACCGCTTGAACCGCTGCCGGAATTAGCTCCGGTAATGCTTCTCCAAGCCCCATTACCAACGCTGTGATTAACTGCACCGCTGCATCAATGAGTAAAGGCAGGTTATCAATGAGTGCACCTGCAATGGTCATGACTGCATCTACTGCCGCCGGGATCAGCTCCGGCAGCAGGCTCAAGAGAGTTTGAAGCACCTGCGAGAACAATTCAGTCACAGTTTGCAACAGTATGGGAAGCAGATCTTTGACTGCTGAGATAATAGCACCAGTTGCCTCCGGCAGAGCTGCCACGATATTTTCCAAAACCGGCACGATATTTTTAACGACAGCCTGGAAAGCATCCACAAGATTTTGTGTTAGGTTCGTCATATCAGCGTTCGCATTACCAAGTCCTGCTATAAACGAACTCAGGGAGGCTTGTAAAAGACCAATAGAACCACTGATGGTCTGGGTAGACTCTCTTGCGAAGTTGCCAGCGTATTGCTCGGTTTTTTCTAAAAACATCTGCATAGCGATCTCAGCCTTTTCGGCATTGGTTGCGCTATTCCAAGCAAAGTCCAGCCCTTTTGCAAGAGCATAAGCTTCAATGGTGGTAGCGTTCATGGCGACACCCAGATTATCCATCATGGTGAAGTTACCCTTGGCAGCACCAGCGATGGATTCCATAGCAGTCTGCATGTCAATGCCCATAACCGAAGCCATGTCCGCCGCTCGCTGCATGGCCTTCTCGGTAAGTTCCAGACTTTTTTGCTGATCGACACCAGCACCCTGAAACAGTGCGCCCATTTTGTTGGCGGTGGCAAGGTACTCGGATTGGGACAAACCCAGGTTCTTGTAGGCTTCTTCTCCCGTTTTCTGGATACGTGCAGCATATTCGCCGAACACAGCTTCAGAACCGCCAAGGTTCTGCTCAAGCTCACCAAACTGCTCCACGACCTCTTTTCCCAGCTTGATGGCAGCCGCGCCCGCTGCAGCCGCTGCAGCACCCATAGCCGCGCCAACACCTTTGAGGACGCTGCCCAGCTTCTCAAATTTCGAGCTGGATTTTTCGGCATTGTCTCCACTTTCCTTCAATTCGTCCCCAAGCTCGTCTGCACTTTCAGCAGACTGTTCGAGCTCGCGCTCCATTTTGTTCAGCTCGGCTTTGGCGTTGTTTAGCTGTATTTGCCACGACTGAGTACGCCGGTCGGTTTCTCCGAAAGATGAGGCGGCATTGGCAAGCGCTTTCTCCAAAGTAGCTATTTTTTCTTTCTGCAATTCGATCTCTTTGTTAAGCACCTTGTTTCTTGCAGTAACAGCTTCAACTGACTTATCCTGCTTGTCGAACTGAGATGCGACCAGGTTCATTTCGCTGCCCAGTACCTTAAAACTTTGGTTGATCTCACGAATGGCGTTTTTAAATTCCTTTTCGCCTTCAATCCCGATCTTCAAGCCAAAATCGTCTGCCACATAACCGCCTCCTTTCCTACAAAATTTTTAAATTCCATAAGGTATCACATCATCAATGGTCAGCATCCGCTTTGGTTTAGCCAGCCCTAAAAACTGCTTATGGCACTCCCATAAATCAAGCAGGTACCCAATAGGCATTAGCCATACTTCATCCTCTGAATGGTTGAGCTGGACAGTGCCGTAATATAAAAGCCGAGTGAACAATTCCTCATCGCTCACTCGGCCTGTGTGTTTTTTAAGTCATCCTCACTTTCAACATTTCTTTTGGTACCTTTGAACATTGCTTCCATGATAGCGTCTTTATATGCTGCCAGTTCCAAAGGAGATGTGAGAAGTTCCACTGTCTCTTCAGTCAGGAGTTCACGCTTATCCTGATTTTTGAGGTTGTGTATCAAAATGCTCTGGTTAGCCAGCAGTGTAATCAGCCATACCACTTCGTCAAGAGCCATCTCGAAGTTCTCAGTTTTCATCAGTTTCGTGCCGAGGTTTTCAAGACCGCCGTACCTTTTTGCAATCTCCTTTGTCGCTTTAGTGGTTAGAATAAGCTGATATTCTTCATCGCCGATTTTGATAATTGCGCTCCTGTCATTATCCTGCATTATTCGCCGCCTCCTCCCACAGCAAATACCGGCTCATAAACTTCCGTATACCATCCGGTAATGGTTTCAGGCGATACACCGGGATCGTCTTCGCTGACCTCCGCCTTCCAAGGGTGCTTTCCTAGGCCATCTGGTTTGTTACGTCTCATGACTGTCCCTTCAATGGTGGGGGTCGAAAAGGTGATGCTATCGCCTTTCGTCTGCAGATTTGTCGCCGGGATGCCGAATTTCACCCTGTAAAGCCAAAAATACCTGTACTTGCCGTTAGCTTTCTTGGCTCTAAAGCCAATTGCCACAGGTGCGCCCCCATCCTCGCTGGTGGAAATCAGCACCTTATTGTCGTCAAGGGTGGCTCCTGTCAAAACCTCTGCCGCGGCTACTCCGATATCCGCAACGCCAAGAGTCAGGGTACCACTTTGAAATTCCTTGACCACTTCTGCCGCCCCGTCATCGGCATAAAGCGTCGCCTCTGCCAGCTCGACAGAAAGTTCTGCTGTAATAGCCTTAGCCAGCGGAACAGGCGTGTCATAGGTCTCTTCTCCGTTTTCATTCTCGGTTATTTTGGCGTAATATAACCTGTCCAGTCCGATTGTGGCCATGTATCTCATTCCTCCTTTACTTCATATTCTTTTGCCACATCAATGGCATAGTGGTGATAGCCGGTATCGTCCTCATGCCCAATATACCGCCTGTCAGTTATGGTAAAGCCAGCTTGGATCAATGTGTTAACTATTTCGTTTTTACGGGCAGTGTAGTTTCCCTTTATAAATAAAGACAACCGTACCTCCTGGGTTTCAGCCTGAGGCCGGTTGTCTGCAAAAACCTCAAATGTATCTGTCATCGGAGTTATGACTAAGTACTTATCTGGCGGTACACCGCTAAATACTCCGGTTTCAATGGGGATACCCAAAGCATCCAATAACGAGTTTAATTCTGACAATATGCTCATATACGTTCCAGCTCCTGTTCCAGTCTTGATTTCATTGCTTCGATGCAGGACTTCCTTGTAGCTGATTTTGCCGGTTTCAAAAAGGGTCTTGGAGGCTGCCCGGACTTGCCGTATTCAATAATATTAGCGATCTTCGCATTGCTTTCCCCATCTTTCCTTGGTTCAGTAAAGCCGATTTTTATGTTGTGGTTTCCATCCCTGTCCTGTTT